GGAGGCACATCTGGTATTGAGTGGGCAATAAGAAAATTAGATCAAATAGACAAAAATATAAATCAAAAAAGCATGATATACAATTATAAATCATTTGACTTACAAGTTAAAGATGTTGACAGCAAAAGCGGTATTGTTAGTGGATATTTCTCTGCTTTCGGAATGGTAGATTCTGATGGGGATATAATAATGCCAGGAGCATTTAAAAGGTCTATTCAAGATTGGGGGCCAGAAGGTAAAGGTAGAATTAAGCATCTACTTAATCACAATCCATCGCAACCCTTGGGTAAGCCATTGGTAGTGAAAGAAGATGCTTATGGTCTTTACTATGAATCTAAGATTGGCAGCCACCAACTTGGTAAGGACTTTATAAAAATGGTAGAAAGTGGACTAATTAGCGAACATTCAATTGGATTTAAGACTTTGCGTGAGCAAAAAGGAAGCGAAGCAAATGAGATTTATGATGTGATGCTATTTGAAGGTTCATCACTTACTGCTTGGGGTGCAAATGAGAACACACCATTAATCGGTATGAAAGGAATGAAAAATATAGAGAAAATACAAGATCAGATTAAGTCTTTTGAAAAATTCATCAGAGATTCAGATGTTACTGATGAAACAATTGACTTATGTCTAATTAAAGTAAAACAACTTGCTCAAACAATAGAACAAATGCAGACAAGTAGCACATTGGCAGCGGAAGCACCTTTGCAGCAAAAGGATGATAGTAAAGAGTTAGAGCAATCATTGATAAGTATAATTAATAAATTCTAAAAAAAGTAAAATGGAAAATTTGAAACAATTTGAAGCTGCCCTTGAAGCTAAGTTGGCAGAACAAAAAGCAGAAGTAGCTTCTGTAACAGAAAAAGCTGCAAAACAATTTGAAAGCAAAGTTGAGCAAATCAACGAAAGCATTTTGAAAACTAACAAATCTTTGGAAGAAGCAAGAGCAGAAGTTCTTGAAGCAAAAGCATCTTTTGGTAAGCTACAAGCTGGTGCAGAAAAGAAAGTTGCAACATCTTATGCTGAGCATATCATGGATATCAAAAATGCAATCGGTGCATCTATTGAGAAAGGTTGGAATGATATTAAGATGGCTGCCAAAACAAAAGGTGGTGGATTTGCTGCTGATCTTGATGTTAAAACAGTTGGTGTTATGACAGAAGGTACAAACCTTACTGGTAGCATCTACACATCTTATGTTGATAACGCATACATGAGAGCATATGTTAACCCACACCTTCGTAGTGTATTCAACATTCTTCCAGTTGCAACTGGTTCAGTATCTTTCCCACGCGGTAACAGCCCTGTTGGTGAAGGTTCTTTCGGTAAGCAATCTGAAGGTTCTGATAAAGCACAGCTTGATTACGATGTAACAGTTGTAAACACAGCATTGTCTTTCATCGCTGGTTATGCTAAAGTTAGCCGTCAGATGATTGATGATCTACCTTTCTTGCAGTCTTATTTGCAATCTTCTTTGATTGAAGATTTCCAAAGAGCAGAAGATACCTACTACCTAAATGCAATCGCATCTGGTGGAACTGCTGGTGTTTCTTCTGGTGCTAACACAGCTGAGAAATTCATCGATTATATCGCACAGCTTGGATCTGCAAACTGGAACGCAAACCTTATCCTTACAACTTATGCTGGATGGGCTGCTGTTCTTAAGACTTTGCCAACTGGCGGTTCTTATAGTGTGCCTGGTGGTCTTACAATTGACAATAACGGTAATGTAAGAATTATGGGTGTACCTGTAGTTCCACATTCACTTGTTACTGCTTCTAAGGCTTATGTTATGGACACTACTAAGTATGCTATCGCACAGCAAAGCGGTCTTGCAGTTCGTTCTACTGAATTTGATCAAGATGATTTCATTAAGAATCTTATCACTTTCCGTTGCGAAGCAAGATGTGAACTTCTACAGTTCCAGCCATCGGCTGCAATATACGGTGCAATCTAATAATTAGATATAACCGAAAGGGGGTGAAAATCCCCCTTTTTTTTACTTTATGCCATATTCATTTGATTATTATAAAGAAGAAGTAAAATTACATATAATGCGTAATGTGCCTAATTACGCAAAGGTTCTTGATGTTGGTGCTGGATCTGGAAAGTATGGGGTAATGTTAGGTCATTATTTTGGAAAAATTCATGCACTTGAAGTATATGAACCATATATTGACAAATTTGACTTACATTCTATTTATACAACCATTTTTTGTGCTGATATTCTTGATTTTGATATAAGTGAATATGATTATATCATTTTAGGTGATATTGTTGAACATTTAGAACTAAAAGTTGCACAAGAATTATTAAGTTATATTAATAATAGTGGTAAAAAATGTTTGGTAGCAATACCATATCAAATGGAACAAGGTGAGGTTGATGGCAATATTTATGAAAAACATTTACAATCAGATTTGACAGAAAATAATTTTATTGAACGATATCCTTATATGAGATTGTTATTTAATAATTATTTATATGGATATTATGTAAATTACGAATTTATATGAATATACTTTGCTCAATACACCTATATCCACCACAGCATAATTGTGGTGCTGAATATATGATTCATAGGTTAAATAAATACTTGATTTCAAAAGGACATCATGTAAGAATTTTATTGCATCAAGCCAATCATTATAAGATAAAAAATAATTATGTATTTGAAGGAGTTGATGTATTCCCACCAAATTCAAATGTAGTTGAAAATTTATTTAATTGGGCAGATGTTGTATTCACTCATTTGGATTATACAAAATGGACTATTTCTTATGCTTCAATTAGAAGAAAACCAGTATTCCATTTGATACATAATTCACACCCATATCCAGAAATTATTAATGCTGAAAGAAATCAACACATTGTGTATAACTCTAAGTGGTTAAAAGAAGAATTGGGATATAAATTTGATAACTTTACTTTGCGACCACCGATAGATTATTCGCATTTAAACTCTGATATTGAGCCTTGGGAGAACGATTTTATCACTTTAATTAACTTGAATGAAAATAAAGGCGGTAAGATTTTTGAACAGATTGCAAGGGCATTACCAAATAAATCATTTTTAGCTGTAAAAGGTAGTTATGATGAACAATTCATACCAAACTTACAGAATGTTACTGTTTATGAAAATACTTCTAACATCAAAGAAGTTTATAAACTGACAAAATTATTATTAATGCCTTCCAAGTATGAATCTTGGGGTATGACTGCAACTGAAGCGATGTGTTATGGGATTCCAGTTATTTCAACTGAAACACCTGGACTTAAAGAAAATTGCGGATCTGCTGGAATATATATAAAAAATAGGGATGATATTAAAGAGTGGGTTAATGCGATTGTTAAGATTGATGAAGAAAAGAATTATAAAGCACAATCAAGAAAAGCAAAAGCAAGAGCCAAAGAGCAAGATACAAATGGGGAATTGGAAAGATTTGAACAATGGATGCGAGAAATGGCATATAAATATAAGTAAAAATGGCGATTTATATAAATAATGTTGCAGTATTATCAGATGTAGTCGTTGAACCTGTAAGTTTAACAGATGCAAAAAATTGGATGCGTATCAGTTATACTGATGATGATTCAATGATAAAAGAGTTAATACAAAGTGCAAGAAAGCACATAGAATTTTTGACAGGTGTATCTTTTGGTAGTAAGCTTTTAAAGGCAAATATTGAACTTACAGGAACTATACCTGGAGTTTGGATGGTAGATTTACCATATGGGCCAATGATTTGCGTTAATGAAGTAAAATGGAAAACTGGATTTAACCAATTTGAAACATTGGTTAAAAATGATGATTATGAGATAATTGGTAATAAACTTTGGTTTTATTATGAAGGCAATTATACAATTACTTATCAAGCTGGTTACAGTTCACTTCCAGAAGATATAAAAACCGATATTTTGACTTTAGTTTCTTGGAGTTATGAAAATAGAGGTAAGAAATTTAAAGGTGATCAAACAACAGGAACTTTAAGTGAATTTCCAAAATGGGATGGTCTTAATTATCATCAATATAAAAAAGTGGTAATATAATGGCAGTTTTTATTAGACTTAAAGATAGGGAAGTGCAAAATGCTTTAAATCAATTAAAGAAGCTAAAAAATGAATTAGCTAAAGAAATTGATATGGAAATTGGTGCTGCTGCTGAAGAAATTGCTATTTTAGCTAAAAGAAAGGCTCCAGATTTTATTGTAAGCGGTATTAATGTAGAAAAATTATCATTTTTAAGATATTCAATAAACTCTAATTTTCAATATTCTGCATACTATGAATTTGGTACTGGTGATTTTTATGATAAGTATAAATCAAAATTAACAAATGAATGGAGGGAAATTGCAAAACAATATTTTATTAATGGAGAAGGATTTACTAAACAAAGACCTTTTTTATTTCCAAGTGTTAAACAAGTTGAACCAAAACTATATAAAAAATTATATAATTTAGTAATTCCTAAAAAATAATGTTAGACTGTTCAAATAACATAAGAAATGCGTATTTAACTGTATTACAGAATAATGTAATATACAATGGTAAAGCAATTCCTGTATATTCTCAAATTCCAACAATAACTACTCCTGATAAATATATAATAATAGGAACTATAACTGAAAGTGCGGATAATAATAATCAAGTTTTTGTTACTAATGCTGATATAGATATTGATATATTTTGTGAGCAATATAGAAAAACTGATTTAAGTGTTGTAGATAATATTGCAAGTTTAATATTACAATTATTAATACCTACAACTGGAGTAAAAGATTTAAATGTAGATCCAGAT